CGCCGTACTTTTGAGTACGACCAAGAAATGGCGGCCAAGGCAAACGCTAGCAGGGCGGCGGCTCGTGAGGGGTTGCCAACCTACAAAGAGTATCCTGAAGGTTACAAGTGGATTGAACTCAACAAGCCCGGCTCATTCTCGCAAGAGTCCGAGGCGATGGGGCACTCAGTACGGGGCTACGAGCCTCCCAAGGGCCATCCTGACTGGACTGAGGGCTCTGGGGACATGGGCAGCTCTAGCTATGGCCACGGAGGCTGGGAGGCCATCAAAAGCGGCAAGGCCAAGGTGTACTCGCTGGTCGACCCCAAGGGTGCTCCGCACGCAACGGTTGAAGTTGGCCCAACGCATCGTGATCGCGGGTTCTTTGGGGATCAAAAACCAACTGGTGATGAGTATTACAGCCAGATGAATAAATACGTTGCCGGTCAAAACAATGGCACGGTAAGCCCCCAATTGACTTTTGCTGAGTGGTGGAGAGCGAGCCAAGGAATTCCTGAACCTGAAGCACTCGCTCCTAGCATCACCCAGATTAAAGGCAAAGGCAACCGCGCACCCAATGAAGAGTACCTGCCCTACATCCAAGACTTTGTAAGGGGCGGTCAGTGGTCAGGCGTTAACGAATTGCGAAATGCTGGGTTAACTCGCAAGAGTGATTTGATTGACAAATTCTCTCCAGACGAACTGGACGCAATTGGCGCTGGTGAATACTTGACTAAAGCTGAACAAGATGATTTGTTGCTTAGAGCATTGCGTCCACCAGAAGAAGGCATGGCTGGTGGCGGCGCAGTCCACATGGCCGGTGGTGGCGCAATTAAGGCCGCGCTGGCCAAGCTGGGCAAGTTCGCAACCGAGTCCGACCTGAAGGCCATCAAGGAGGCTGGCCGCGCTGCTCACGAGCAGGACGCTTGGATCCGCGCAGCCAAGAACGCCGAGATCGAGGAGAAGCTGAAGTCAATGCCAGCCCGCTCCAAGGCCGCCAACATCGAGATGGGCATGTACCACCCAGTTGGTGGCGGAACCAAGCTGTCCAAGCCTTTTGAGGCAATGCACTCGACCCGCGTCAAAAACCCAAAGGTTGGCACGCCAGAGGTCAGGATCATTACGCCCGAGGACTTGTACCGCGAGGAGGCTGGGTTCTTCCCGCTGGTGGGTGACAAGGCCGACGCTAGTACCTTCCTGACCCACATTGGCGAGAAGGAGCTTGAGGTTCCCGTTGGTATGGGCGGAGGCCCGCGCTACATGGATGCGAACCTTGACCCGACAAATCGCTCGCGGAGCGCGTCTTGGGAGTCAGGCACTGGCCGAGTCACGTCACTTGGCAATCAGGCGCGGCGTATCGGGGAAAGCGGCAGGCCAGCGTATGGCATCTACACCGCAGGATCCGGCACCAACACCGACTTCAACATCATGGGGGCAAACGCAATTCTTCAGCAGCTTGGCCAAAGCAAGCTGACCAAGAAGGCCGAGAAGGCGTTTGACCAAGCGATGCGCGAGGGCACAAAGGCGTTTCCACCAATTCCAGACTGGCCCGGCATCCGAAGCCCCAAAGCAGAAGACATGCTGCTTGACAAGAGCCAAGGCATCTTGCGCACCAAGCTGTTTGACACCATGGGCAAAGAAGACTTCCAGTCGATGGGCTTCCCTGACGTTCCTGCGACGCGTAAGGCAATCATGGATCCGCAACTGCTAGATGTCCCAACGAACGAGGCTGGCTTCCGTATTGCCAAAATGGATCCCACTGGCCGGATCATTGAAGACCCGCTGCATCCGTCCGACTACCCAACGGCCATGGCCGGTGAGTTGGCTGGGCAATTGGACATGGGTGTTGACTACAAGGACGTGTTCAGCACGCACTTTGCAAACCGACGCCTGTTGAGCCAGCCTGAGTCCGGAGACTACTACTCGTTCTCCCGCGCTCACCCAATCCAGTACGCCGACCAAGAGTGGCTCGATAAAATCAAGAAGGCGCAAGAGGCTAAAGAGAAGCTCATCAAGACGGGCAGCTACGCCAAAGGCGGAGACGTAAAGCCTAAAGGCGGGCTCGCCGCAGCAACCAAGTCGTGCAGTTGCCACGACTGATCAAGGAACCAAACATGGCAACCCAATTCCCCATAGACCCAGAATTTAACCGCTTCATTGGCGGCAACCCAGATCAGGACGTTGAGTCAGGGGATGAAGAGGAGCAGCAGCTTGTTGACATGCCTGAGATGGACGATGCCGAGCTAGAGGAGCTGCCAGACGGTAGCGTGGTGGTCACGCTGGACACCAAGGGGCCCATGGAGGACGAGGACTTCTATCAGAACCTGTCCGACAGCGACCTAATCCAAGACATTGACCTTGGCGCTATGGCCCTGCGCTACATTGAGTTGGTTGAGAAAGACAAGGACGCCCGTAAACAGCGCGACAAGCAGTACGAAGAGGGCATCAAGCGTACCGGCATGGGCAACGATGCACCCGGCGGGGCCAACTTCAATGGCGCGTCCAAGGTAGTCCACCCCGTGATGGCTGAAACCTGCATTGACTTTGCTGCCCGGGCCATCAAGGAGATGTTCCCGCCTGACGGCCCAACCAAAACCAAGATCTTGGGCGACGTTGACGAAGAAAAAACCGCGATCGCCGAGCGCAAGCGCGACTTCATGAACTGGCAGTTGACGGAACAGATAGAAGAGTTCCGCGACGAGCAGGAGCAAATGCTGACCCAGCTCCCTCTTGGCGGCTCGCAGTACCTAAAACTCTGGTACGACGAGAAGAAACGTCGACCTTGCGCCCAGTTTTTGCCCATCGACAACGTGCTGCTGCCCTACGCCGCCGGCAACTTCTACACGGCCGAGCGGTTTACCGAGGTAGATGACATTTCCGACTGGGACTACAAGCGCCGCATTAACTCCGGCCTGTACCGCGAGACCTCAATGACCCGTGCCACTATGGATCCGGAGATGACCGGGTCGCAGAAGGCTACAAACAAGGTGGAGGGCAAGTCCCAGAACGACAACGAGGACGCCGTGCGCCGGGTGTACCACATCTACACATGGCTGGAACTAGACGACGACCCCGTTACCAAGGGCGAGATGGCCCCATACATCCTGATGATTGACGACCTCTCTACGGAAGTGATCGGCCTGTACCGCAACTGGGAGGAGGGTGACGAGACCTACACCAAACTGGACTGGGTTATTGAGTTTAAGTTCATCCCATGGCGTGGCGCATACGCCGTTGGCCTGCCACAGCTCATTGGCGGCCTCTCAGCGGCCCTTACAGGCTCTCTGCGAGCCTTGCTGGACTCTGCCCACATCAACAACGCTGCGACGCTCCTGAAGCTCAAGGGCGGCAAGATCTCTGGCCAGTCCCAAGAGATTGAAGTCACGCAGGTTGTAGAGATTGAGGGTGCCCCGGGCGTAGATGACGTGCGCAAAATGGCTATGCCCATGCCGTTCAACCCGCCATCGCCCGTGCTTTTTGAGCTTTTGGGCTGGTTGACCAACGCCGCCAAGGGTGTTGTGACCACTGCAGAGGAAAAAATTGCTGATGTCAACAGCAACACCCCGGTTGGCACCACGCAGGCGCTGATTGAACAGGGCGCGGTTGTTTTTAGCTCCATCCATGCCCGTTTGCACGAGTCTCAGGCTCGCGTGCTCAAGATTCTGAGCCGAATCAACCGCTGGTATCTGAACGACATGCAGCGCGGCGAGGTTGTGGAGGATTTAGATGTCAAACGCGAGGATTTTGCCCGCGTGAACGACGTTATTCCGGTGTCTGACCCCCACATCTTCAGTGAAACTCAGCGGATGGCCCAAACCCAAGCGGTTATGGCCATCATGAAGGACAACCCTGAGCTGTTCAACAAGAAAGTGGTGATCCAGCGCTTCCTGAAGCAGATAAAAGTGCCCGGGATCAACGAAATCATGGTTGACGTGCCGTCGCCGGTCAAAATGGACTCAGCCAACGAGAACGTCGCCATGGCAATCGGTCAAGGTGCCTACGCCTACCCCGAGCAGGACCATCTTGGCCACATTCAGGCCCACTTGGACTTTGCCAAGAGCCCAATCTTCGGCGGCAACCCTATTATTGCGCCGACATACCTGCCCAAGGCGGTCGAGCACATCAAGCAGCACATTGTGCTCTGGTATTTGAGCCGCATGACGGGCTACGTCCAGAAGGCCATGGGCCAGAAACTGCAAGACTACGACTTGCAAAAGGACCCCAAGGCGGTGGACAAGCTGTTTGCCTTGGCCTCGCAGCACGTTGAGATGGACGCTGACGAGACGCTCAAGGGCATCATGCCAATCATCCAGCAGTTGGTGCAGAACCTGCAAAAGTTCAAACCTCAGCCACAGATGACACCGGACACCAAGGTGCTGCTCGACACCAGCATGGCCGAGACCCAGCGCCGGGCCAAGCGCGACGAGGCAGAGATGGGCCTCAAGGACAAGGCTTTGGCGGCCAAGATCCAGATTGACATGGCCAAGCTGCAGCAAGACCAAAAGGAAGCCATGGAGGACCTGCAACTCAAGCTGGCCATTGCTATTGGCGACCGAGACATGAAAGAACGCATCGAAACAGCCCGCTTAACACGCGATGCGGCGAAGCTCAATTTTGAGCAAGTCAAGGCTGAACCAACCCAAGGAGTTAACTATGGCAACCAGTGATCAGGAACAAAAGAGCGTGCAGGTCCCCCAGCACAAGCGCATGGCGATGGGCGAGAAGCTCGACGGCCAGAGCATGAAGGGCAGCACCGTCCCAACCAAGCAAACAGGAGGTCTGTCACAAGCTAAGAAAAAATGAAGACCCTCTCGGACTTGATTGGCGGAATTAAGGCTCGTCAGGCTGAAATAGCCTCGTCCCTCGTTGCTGGTAATGCGACGAACTGGGAGTCTTACACCCGACTGGTCGGCCACAACGCGGGCCTGCAAGAGGCCCTCGAAATTCTAAATAATTTGATGAAAGAAGATGAAAATGAGTAACCCGGTAGCTTCTAACGAAGCTGAGATGGCTTGGGCATTTCCGAGCGTAGATCCCGGTGCAAAACCTCTTGGCGGACGTATTTTGGTACAACTCCGTCGTTCAAAAAAGGCAACAACTGCATCCGGAATTATTTTGGTCGAAGAAACCAAGGAAACCGAAAAATGGCAAAACATGGTGGCAAAAGTCATCGCAATAGGACCGCTGGCATTCAAACATCGTGACACGATGGCATCTTGGCCAGAGGGATCTTGGTGCTCAGTGGGTGATTACATCCGCGTACCCAAGTGGGGCGGAGATCGTTGGGAGGTCAAGGTCCCCGGAGAGGACTCGCAGGAAGACGCCTCCCTGTTCATGGTCCTAAACGACCACGAAGTTATCGCCCAGCTCACGGGTGACCCTCTTAAAGTGAGGGCTTTCCTATGACTACCGAAGAAAAAACTGAAGATCTCAACGTCGTTGAGGAAAAAGACGGCTCAGTCACGGTTGACCTGCCTGATCACTTAGCCGATCAAATTGACAACAGGTCCGACAGCAATGCTGATGATGCCGGTGACGTTGACCATCCAGACGACTCTGACGCAGTCCGTGAGGCCCGCCGTAACCGCCGCCGAGCCAAAAAGGACTACATTAAGCGCACCAACGAGGAGAAGGACCAGCGCCTTGGTCTGCTGCAACGCCAGAATCAGGAGCTGATGGAGCGTCTGTCCGTTGTAGAGCGCAAGACCCACGGCGCGGATATGGCCCGCTACGACAAGGCCATAGAGGACGAGCAGTACCGCCTGCGATACGCCCAAGGGAAGATGAAGGAGGCCACGGACAACTCCGATGGGGATGCGTTTACCAAGGCTCAGGAGCTCTGGTACGACACCCGTCGAAAGCTGGAGGCGATGAACAACTACAAGGAGCAGGTTGCCAGAGCCGGCTCAACAGAATCAGCCCCGGCCAACCCCAAATTGGTGCGTTTGGCCAACGACTGGATGGAACGAAACTCTTGGTACGACCCGGATGCCGGGGACGAGGACACCCAGATCGCCAAAGTTATTGACAATCGCCTTGTTGCCGAGGGTTGGGACCCCGCCAACAAAGATTATTGGGATGAACTTGACAACCGCTTGCAAAAGCGCTTGCCTCACCGTTATACTAGAGATACTGGCGAGAATTCCAGAAGGAGTCCCCGAAGTGTGGTCACAGGTTCAAGTCGTGAGTCTAGTCGCGTTAATGGCAGCCAATTTGTTTTGGAACCTGAACAGGTTCGAGCAATGAAAGATGCCGGTTTTTGGGATGACCCCGAAAAGCGCAACAAGATGATTAAGCGATATGCAATCGAAGCCCGCAACAGAAGGAACTAAACATTATGGATGCTCGTCTTAAAAAAACCCTCAACGCGGGTGGTCGCGAAAGCAGATCTTCACAAGATTTATCGCGGGCTGCTCCCGAAGAGGAGTTCATTTCAAAGCAGGAACGTCGCAAGATGTGGAGCGATGAATGGACACAAAGTGCGCTGCCGAAGGTTCCGGATATTCCGGGATGGCATCTTTGCTGGTTATCAACCACCAATGGCTACGACAGTATTGATAAGCGGATGCGATTAGGGTATGTTCCCGTGAGAGCGGATGAGTTACCCGGATTCGACAATTACCGCGTAAAGGCTGGCGAAGACGTAGGTTTTATCGCGTGCAATGAGATGCGCCTGTACAAACTTCCAATGGAGGTTTATCAGGAGGTCATGACTCAAATGCACCATGAGGCACCCAATGAGGAGGCGGACAAAGTCCAAGTCCAAGTTGAGCAGCTTCAAGGAAACCGCGATAGCTCAGGCAAGAGTCTGAGTAAGGTTGAAGGCGAAGGCTTTGGCAACTTGAACCGAAACGTCCAAACACCCGTGTTTTACGGGTGAGGACTTAACAAAGGAGTTAGATATGAGTTCAACCTCTGCTCCGTTCGGCCTGCGTCCTTCGTTCCACCCATCGGGTCTGGATCGCGCTGTGGCGCTTGCGAGCGGTATTGCCTCCGGTTACAACACCGGAATTCTGAAGGGTCAACCTGTGGCCCTTAACACGTCTGGAAACATCATCTGTGCTGTTGCCGGCAGCGCCTACCAAGGCGCTTTTGCTGGTCATGAGTACACTGATACAACCGGCCGTCGTATCGTCAGCAACCAATGGACTGCAAACACTGCGTACCAAACTGGTTCTGAAGTGACCTACTACTACTCTGACCCGAATATCGTTTACGACATTCAGGCAGACGGTAGCTTGGCTCAAACCTCGATTGGCGATCAAGCAAACTTTACGAACATCTCCGCTGGTTCTACGACCATTGGACTGTCGCAATGCACGATCTCCACCTCCCTTGCGGGGTCAGGCGCGGTCGGTGATATGCGTATCATCGGTCTTTCTAACGGCGTTGACAACGCTTGGGGCGATGCTTACACGGTTGTGCAAGTACAAGTCTCGCGCAGTCAGTTCGTTGCAACCATTAACGCCATCTAAGGAGTCCAATCATGGCAGCACCAATGCGCAGTACGGACTTTAAAAGCATCGTTGAACCAATCATGAACGAGTGCTTCGATGGAGTCTATGATCAACGTACCGATGAATGGTCACGGGTTTTCCGTGAGCAAGACGGTATTCCCCGCAACTACCACGAAGAACCCGTCCTGTACGGTTTTGGCGCGGCTCCCCAGTTGCCTGACGGTACTCCCGTTAGCTACCAACAGGGCGGCGTGCTCTTCTTGCAGCGCTATATTTACAACGTGTTTGGCTTGGCCTTTGCGTTGACTAAAGTGCTGGTTGAAGACGGCGACCACATCCGTATCGGGCAGGTTTATGCTCGTCACTTGGCTCAGTCTCTGATCGAGACGAAAGAGACCCTGTGCGCGAACATTCTGAACCGAGCGTTCAACTCCAGCTTCCCCGGTGGCGACGGCGTGTCCTTAATCAGCACTGCCCATCCCATCGTGAACGGGACGTTCAGCAACCAGTTGGCCACGGCCGCTAACCTGAGCCAGACCAGTCTGGAGCAGATGCTGATTCAAGTCCGTCAAGCTGTGGACAACAACGGCAAAAAGATCCGTCTGGTGCCCCGCCAACTGGTGGTCGCCCCGGGCAACGTCTTCCAAGCCGAAGTTCTGTTGAAGAGCGTCCTGCGGTCTGGTTCGGCAAACAATGACCTGAATCCTGTCAAGTCTATTGGCTTGCTGGACGAAGGCGCTGCCGTTATCAGCCGCTTGACGAGCGCCACCGCGTTCTTCATCCAGACCGATGCGCCAGAGGGCATGAAGCTCATGATGCGTCGTAAGCTGGAGAAGACCATGGAAGGCGATTTTGAGACCGACTCCATGCGCTACAAGGCTACTGAGCGTTACATCCCCGGGTTCACCGACCCGCGTGCAATGTACGGTACGCCCGGCGTTTAACGCCAAACGGGGCGGGCGTAAAAACCCCGCCCTTTTTTTTAACATTGGTCAAACTTTTCAAGGAGCAGACCATGCCGCAATTTTCAGATGATCTTTTTCTAGGTTCCGCAATTACCTATCAAGGCGCGGACGCCTACCCGGCTGTTTCAACTTTCACTGGTTCAATCGCCACCACGACATTGACCGTCACCGCCATGCTTTCTGGTGACCCAATCACTGTGGGCATGTTCATTGACAGTTCAACATCACTCACTAACGGAACTTACATTACCGCTTTTGGTACGGGTTCTGGCGGTGTAGGAACTTACACCGTAAGTGCCTCACAAACCGTAGCAAGCGCCACCATCATTGGTTCTGGGAATGCGTTGTTGCAAAACCCCTCGCCCATGAGCGTAGGCGTCGGCCCACTGGGTCGAGTCTATGTTTGGGATGCTGTACCACAAGCCAAGCTGACGACCAACATCGTTGCCGCCGTCATCACGACTGCCACCACGCTCACGCTGGCCGCAGGTGCAGGTGTGACATCAGTCACCACAGCTAGTGGTACTACAGTGTTGCAACTTGACTGCCCTCGTGCGGTTTCTACTACCACAGGTGCTGGCTCCCCGACCACTGTCAACATTACTGTCTCTGGTTTTGACTACTACGGTCAGGCCATGAGCGAGGTAATCGCAACAGGGGCGGTGGCATCAACGACTGTCAGTGGTAAGAAAGCCTTCTTCCAAATCTCCAGCGTTACTGCTTCGGGCGCAAGCGTGGTCACCGTTGCGGTGGGTACGACAGACATCTTGGGTGCGCCACTGCGCATCACTGATGCCGGGTACATCACTCGTGCAGGCTGGAACAACACCCTAGCCGAAGATGCTGGTACTTTTGTTGCCGCTGCCACGTTGACGGCCACCACCACGACTGGTGATGTGCGCGGTACTTACCTCCCCTCCTCGGCGGCTGACGGCATCAAGCGCCTTGTGATGGGAATAGCCCTGCCAGCAATAGCGGCAGGCCCGAATGCAACCCGTATTGGCGCTCTTGGCGTCACACAAGCATAAGGAGAGCGACATGGGTCAATTTAAACCAATGGTCAAGATGGAGACCACAGAGCCCTCAGTTGAGCTGAAACTCAAAAAGGGTGGCAAGGTAGCCAAGAAGGCTGACGGCGGCATGATGGGCGCTCCTATGGGCGCTATGCCCGCTCGTGGCGGCATGATGGGTGCCAAGGCTCCTATGCGCCCGTCTCTGGCCATGCGCCGACGTGCCATGCGCGGCCTGCCGTCCGGTGCCGGCCCGTCTGGTCCGGTCGGTGGCGCTGCTCAAATGCAAGCCTCAATGCCGCCTCCTATGCCATCCGCCCCAATGAAAAAAGGTGGCAAGGCTGACATGGACCAAGACAAGGCCATGGTCAAAAAGGCCTTTAAGCAGCACGATATGCAAGAGCACAAGGGCGGCAAAGGCACTACTCTCAAGCTGAAGCACGGCGGCAAGATGGCCACTGGCGGCGTAGTCAACGGCCAAGGCGGGTTTGCTACCGGCGGTGTAGTGAAAGGCCAAGGCGGATATGCCACTGGGGGCGTTGCCAAATCAAACGGCGGCGGCTACAAAAGTGGTGGCAAAGTTAAAGGCATGATGGGTGGCGGCATGGCCGGCGATGGCATGATGGGCGGCGGGATGATGGATGATGGCATGATGAATAACAGCATGTCTGCCGCTTACAAAAAAGGTGGTGCCACAAAAAAAGCCTACGCGGCGGGGGGTACTGTTAACTCAGGCCGTCCCGTCGCGATGCCGCAAGGCAACAAACCGGCCTCCAAGCCTGTAAGGATTAACGAGCTTGCTGGAACATTTAAGCGTGGTGGCACGGTAAAAATGAATGGTGGAGGCTCTTCCTCTGAAAAGTTGGAAGACATGTCCAAAGGCGCTTATGACAAAGCGCCAAAGTACAGCCGTGACGTTGAGGATGCGCTGAACCCGTTGGGCATGGTGAAAGAACTTGCGAGTAAAGCAAAAAACTTCTTTATGCCCAAAAAGACTGCTGACAGCGTGACCAAGACGAAAGAGTCAGTTACCGTTACTCCCGCAAAAAAGCGGGGCGGTGCGGTGAATTGCTGAGTCTAAGTGGGGGCTACGGCCCCCGCTTTTAATTGGAGAAAGAAATGGGAACTTATTCTTCCGCAACGCGCCAAGGTGCGTATGAGCCATTTGAACTGCAAGTAGCCCGTGAGCAAGTTGATGGTCACAAAGCCTTATTTAAGTTTGGCATCAATGGCGATGTCGGTACATCTATTGAAACAGTTTGGGCGCAAGGTGGAACATATGTGTATCCTGCCTCCGCAACTGTTATGAAAATTTCTAGTTCCAGCGCGGATGACGCGTCGGCTGGCACTGGCGCAAGATCAATTGCTATTTTTGGTCTTGATGCAAATTACAACGAAATTAGCGAGTCTGTCCTTTTAGATGGGCAAACAGCAGTCAACACTGGCAACAGTTATTTGCGTATTTCTCGTATGTATGTAACCACAGCGGGTTCTGGTGCAACTGCCGTAGGAACTATTTACGCTGGCACTGGCACTGTTACTTCTGGCGTCCCTGCAAACATATACGGCATGGTTGCTATTGGTGCAAACCAAACGCAAATGGCATTTTGGACTGTACCTGCTGGGTACACCTTGTATTTGATGGGAGTTTTCTACACATCTGGAAACGCAACCGCAAATACTTGGACAAACTTTCAAATGAATCAGCGTCCATTGAACGGAGTTTTTAGACAACAAACTTCGGCTAGGGTTGCTGGTAATGGTGACTTCATTCTTGATTTGCACACCCCTATTGTTTTTGCTGAAAAGACAGACATTGAAATTAGAGCAATTGCTTCAGCAGGGGCTTCTAATGTGTCTGCTGAATTTGAAGGCATCTACATCAAGAACCCAGACTAACCATGCCAAGCAAATCTCCTGCTCAACACAAGTTCATGGAGGCGGTTGCGCACAACCCGGCGTTTGCCAAGAAGGTGGGCATCCCTCAAAAGGTTGGCAAAGAGTTTGCCCGCGCTGATAAACGAATGGCTGATGGTGGTGGCGTAAATGCTGCTGGCAATTACACTAAGCCAGAGCTTAGAAAGCGTATTGTGTCAGCAGTCAAGTCTGAAGCCACACAAGGTACGGGCGCAGGACAATGGAGCGCCAGAAAAGCGCAGCTTGTGGCCAAGCGGTATAAGGCCGCAGGTGGCGGTTATCGTGATTAAAGCGCCACAGAAATCCCTAAGCGATTGGGGCAAACAAGACTGGGGAACCAAAAGTGGTAAAAAATCTTCTGAGACTGGTGAGCGATACCTTCCAAAAGCTGCGATTAAAAGCCTCAGCCCTGCTGAGTACGCTGCGACGACCAAAGCCAAGCGAGCAGGAAAAGCCGCAGGCAAACAGTTCGTAGCTCAGCCAAAAAAAATTGCGCAGAAAACAGCTAAGTACAGGTTCTGACCATGTCAAAAAACAACTCATCCGTAGCCAAATCTTTGAAGAAGGCTGGGTTTTACGAGCCGTCCAAAAGCAAGTTTGAGAGGGTCAAGATCATCAACGATGTGACGACCAAACCTCAACGGCTGAACATGGTTGAGAAGCTGTTTTCAGATAAAAAATTGAAGGCTGGCGGCCCGTCTCTTGCGGTCGGCCGAGGCGAAAAATTGCCGGTCAGCAAGGGCGCTGGGCTGACAGCTAAAGGTAGGGCAAAATACAATGCAGCTACGGGCAGCAACCTAAAGGCTCCACAGCCCCAAGGTGGCGCACGCAAAGATTCATTTTGCGCACGCATGTCGGGCATGCCGGGACCAATGAAAGACGAAAAAGGCAAGCCAACACGCAAAGCGGCAGCCTTAAACAGATGGAAGTGCTGATATGGCGTACTCAGGATCTGTAGGTACAACCGTCATAACGGTCCAAACGCTGATTGATCACGGCGCACGTCGCTGTGGCAAGTTGGCTGGAGAATTGACTTCTGAGCAGGTCCTAAGCTCCCGCGAGTCGCTGTTTTTCCTGTTGTCCAACCTGATCAACATTGGCATCCAGTATTGGGCCATCAGCAAGAAGGTCTACGGCTTCTCGCCTGACCGCGCAACGTACCTGCTCCCTTTGGGCGGCAATGACGTGCTCAACGCCCTGTACCGCTACCTAAACCGCCCTGACGGCAGCTACACAACTTCGGCCGGCGGAACGGTTGGCAACGTCTATGACGGTGACGTGGACACGATCTGCACCCAGACCTCGGCTAACGGCAACATTGCTGTCAACTTTGGCCCGTCCAACCCAATTTTTATTGGCTCCATTGGCTTTCTGCCGGCCTCCAGCGGCACAAAATCATTCATCCTTGAATACTCGCTTGACAACGTGACTTGGGCAACTTTGGTTGATCTTGGGTCCATTACCGTGGTGGACAACGAGTGGATCTGGACCGACATTGTCAATGGCCAGACCGTGCCGTACTACCGCATCCGGGCCTACAGCGGGACCACTCTGAGCCTGCGAGAGTTGTATTTTGGCAACAACAGCACCGAGATCACCATGTCTCGCCTGAACCGCGACGATTACACAAATCTGCCCAACAAGAACTTCACGGCCAACCAGCCGTTCCAGTTTTGGTTTAACCGGACCATTCCGCAGAGCGAGATTGTTCTTTGGCCAACACCCCAAAACGCCTTCTACCAGATGGTTGTTTGGTACTCACGCCAGATCATGGACGTGGGCGACCTGTACGGCGAGCTAGAGGTCCCACAGCGCTGGTACGAGGCCGTGGTGATGATGCTGGCTCACCGGATGAGCCTCGAGCTGCCCGGTGTGGACATGGGCCGCGTGCAGTACCTAGAGGGTCAGGCGGCAAAGTACCTTGCCATGGCCGAAGAGGAAGAGCGCGACAAGTCGCCAATCTACTTTGCTCCGAACATCAGCGTTTACACAAGGTGACCGATGGCCATCTTTCTGGACACCCTCGGATACTCTGACATTGCAATTGCAATATGCGATCGCTGCAAGATGAAGCGTCCGCATGCTGTGATGCGCAACGACCCCAACTTACCGGGTCTCAGAGTGTGCAACGAAGGCTGTGCAGATGAGCTTGACCCCTACCGCCTGCCGGCTCGCAAAACCGAAAGAATAACAATTCGGTTTCCACGCCCCGATCTCCCAATTGGTGCCGGCGACAACTATCTGATCACGGGCGGCGAGACCAGCGTGTATCAGATCTCGACTGAGGGTAATACCCAGACTCCAACATCTACCGGGAACAGGGACACTATTGCACCAAACCCGCCAGACAACACGAGCACATAATGTCCGCACAAGTCACCATCCTCCAGCTTCCCGCCGCCGGTGCCATCACGGGCACGGAAGCGGTCCCGATCGTCCAAAATGGCGTAACGGTGCAGACCACCGCCAGTGCCATCTCCGGCTCCCCGTCGCAACCTTACACCTACCTGACTGTAAGCCAGACGCCTCAGTTGGCCAACAGCCGCTACGTTGGTGCAACCAATGGCCTGACGGTAACTGACGGCGGAGCGCAGGGACTCTTCAATATAACGACCACAGACGCTTTATTGTCCTTGGTCAACTCCAGCACTGGCATACAGGTTAAGACGTCCGCTACGGCCCTTACAGGCCGTTCTGTGGCCGCTTCCGGGGCCGGGTTGACAGTTACCAACGGTTCCGGCGTTGCTGGAGACCCAACCATCGCCTTGAGCGGTCAGGTAGCAAATTTTGCCAACGCCAGTTTTAACGGGCTGGTAACACTCTCAACTGCTGGCGGCATCACCTCCTCAACGATAACAGGCACCGCAAGTCAAATTGACGTGGTAAACGGCACGGGGGTCAGCGGCAACCCAACGGTTTCTTTGGCCACTGACCCCGTAATTCCCGGCACCGGGGGTGTTGTTGTGCCAGCCGGGACGACAGGGCAACGTGGGTCGTCTACGTTAGGGAACATCCGCTACAACTCCACGATAGGCTTGTTTGAGGGCTACAACGGTGCGTGGACTGCATTCGCATCAGGCTCTGGCGTTACTTCAATTGCAACCGGCACAGGGCTCACAGGCGGCCCAATCACCTCCACGGGCACAATCAGCATTGATGTGACCGGGGTAACTGCGGCCACCTATGGCTCTGCCACGACTGCCCCTGCAATTGCAGTTAACGCGCAGGGTCAAATTACAAGTGCAACAAACACGACGATAACCCCTGCGGTTGGCTCAATCACAGGCTTGGGTACTGGCGTTGCTACTGCACTGGCGATCAATATAGGTTCTGCGGGCTCACCTGTTGTAAATGGTGGTGCATTAGGTACACCATCAAGCGGCACTTTGACCAATGCAACTGGACTACCTCTGACTACAGGCGTAACGGGCAACTTACCCGTAACCAATCTAAACAGCGGTACTGGCGCAACTGCATCAACCTTTTGGCGTGGCGATGGCAGTTGGGCGGCGGCTGGCACAGGTTCAGTTACCAGTGTTGCCCAGTCATTCACGGGCGGCATCATTTCGGTGGCTGGCTCACCGATTACCACGAGTGGCACCTTGGCCCTGACGGTTGCCGGAACAAGCGGCGGTGTACCCTACTTCACAAGCGCAAGCACTTGGGATACGTCGGCATTGTTGGCGGCAAATTCTTTAATGGTCGGTGGAGGCGCTGGAGTTGCTCCAAGCACCGTGACTACCGGCACAGGCGTTGTAACGGCTCTGGGGGTCAATACGGGCACCGCAGGGGCATTTGTGGTCAATGGTGGCGCTCTGGGAACGCCGAGCAGCGGTACGTTGACTAACGCCACGGGCCTGCCGCTTACCACTGGGGTCACAGGCATTCTCCCCATAGCCAACGGCGGTACTGGCACAATCTACGGCGTTGCAGGCGGAACATTTTAAGGATCCATCATGGCTCAGACAAACTACACACCCATATCGCTGTACTTCAGCCCAACTGCGGCGGCAGTGCCAACTTCTGGCAATCTTGTTGCCGGTGAGTTGGCGCTCAATACCACAGACGAAAAACTGTACTTTAAAAATACGGCAGGTATTGTAAAACAAATTGCAGGCCCCGGAGTGGGCGGCATCTCATACACCACCACCAAAACAGCCAACTACACAGCAGTCGCAAATGATGGTGTGCTGACCAACACAACTGCCGGGGCATTCACGGTTAACCTGCCAGCGTCTCCATCCAATGGAGATCAGGTCATCGTTGCTGATGCGGCGGGTACTTGGGGGACAAACAACCTCACCGTAGGGCGCAACGGCAACAACATTGCTGATGTGGCGCAGGACTTGGTTTGCGACATTAGCGGGGCGTCTGTTCAGTTTGTCTACAACAGTTCTGGCACAGCAAGTTGGGAAGTGTTTGCACAGATTGGCGGCAATGGCGGCACTGCTGTTACGCTGACCGGGACACAGACGCTGACCAACAAGACGCTGACAGCCCCAGTATTGACTGCACCTGTCCTTGGCACACCTGCAAGCGGGACGCTGACCAATGCAACAGGTTTACCGCTGACCACTGGGGTAACGGGCAACTTGCCAGTGACAAATTTGAACTCAGGAACTTCTGCTTCGGCTTCTACATTCTGGCGTGGTGATGGCGCTTGGGGTGCCCCAGCGTCTGGGGCGCTTGTCCTGCTCTCCACCGTCACCGCCAGCAATTCAGCAACTGTGGACGTAGAGACAACATTTAGTAGCACGTATGACGCTTATATGTTGGTCGGCTCAGGAATTTTTGCCGAAACAACAACAGGACAAATGAGCGCGCGAATGAAGCTCGGCGGGGCATATGTCACAACAGACTATGATTCACACACCACAATTTCTGGCTCCACCGCAGCTACATATGACGGTCTAGCTGGCGCAGCAGCGACAGAGATAAATATGCATACCGTTGCAACAAATGTCAATGGCGAAGTGTATAACTTTGTAATGCATATTCATACCCCTGCCAGCACAACCCTAAGGAAACAGGTTTATTGGACTGGCGCAGGCTCTAGGAATACAAACATGAGTCAAAAAAATGGGGCAGCCCATAACCGCGCCACGACCGCATTAACCGGGATTCGATTTTATATGGCCTCTGGAAACATCAACGGCACCTTCCGTCTTTACGGCATCGCCAATTCATAAGGAAACACCATGCCAAACTACCACGCAACATCAGAAGGCAATGTCCCATTTACTACTGAAGAAGAAGCAGAATGGGAAGCAAACCAAGCCGCATGGGATGCTGGCTCAGACACCCGCAAAGCGGCCGAAGTTAGGGCAGAGCGCAGCGCAAAACTAGCTGCAACGGATTGGACTCAGGGTGCTGATACGCCCCAAGCCACTAAAGATAAATATGCCCCATACCGCCAAGCACTGCGTGATGTACCAGCACAAGCAGGGTTCCCAAACACTGTCGTTTGGCCCACTCAGGAGTAAGCCATGACAACCCTATCTGACATCATCACGCCAACCAACCTTGTCACGGCAACGGGAACCCAGACGCTCACCAACAAGACCATTGCTTTTGGTAGCAACACCCTGTCTGATGTGGCAAGTCTATCTACAGCCCAGACCTTCACAGGCACAAAGACATTCAGCGGTACATCATCAGCACTAGCGATGATCTTGAACGACGCAGCAGAGGTGGCAACAGTATCAGCAACAGCAGCTACAGGCACGATCAACTACGATGTCACCACCCAGTCTGTCCAGTACTACACCAGCAACGCAAGTGCCAACTGGACTGTCAACTTCAGAGCGTCCAGCGGTACATCGTTGAACACTGCCATGACTACGGGGCAGTCTGTGACTGTGGCTTTCTTGGTCACGCAAGGTGCTACTGCCTACTACAACAATGTGGTTCAGGTAGATGGCACAACAGTGACTCCCAAGTATCAAGGCGGCACAGCACCAGCGGCGGGTAACGCAAGTTCGGTCGACGTCTATATGTACACCATCGTGAAGACGGGCAGTGCGGCATTCACTGTCTTTGTCTCACAGACCAAGTTTGCATAAGGACTGATATGCCATTAGTACAAACTAGGGGTGCGGCATCTGCCCAAGGCTTTGGTGAGTTTGCACAGG